GCCAAATATGTTATCAGGACGTATGACAACATTAAAAAAATTCAGAGAGGTGGAGAAGTTGGGAGAATCGCTGCCGACGAGTTTGTTCAGGACACGTCTGAAATCGGACCAATAGCCGTGAAGATGAGTCAGTTTCTCTCTGCACGCGGAGACGTTCTGGACGAAAATACTATGCGCGTAGTAGAGAGGTTCCAGAACGAGGTGATTGTAGATAGTGAAGTTCTGCCTGATTTCACTTTTTACGAGTTTGATAAAACCCCCATCGCGTCTGCATCTATTGCCTCTGTGTACAAGGGAAAGCGGAAGACTGACAACAGCGACGTGGTATTGAAACGCGTCCGCCCAGGGGTTAAAGAGCGTATCACAGAGGATCTGCCACTCTTCATCACCGTCCTTAACATTGCAAAGTTTTTCGGAATTCAGGGCGCGGAGAATATGCTCGAAATCGTCCGGGAGTGCAGACCGATGATTCTAGGAGAGCTCGATCTACGGCACGAGGCCAAGACCACGAGTATGTTCAAGAAGAAATTCTCGTATCTAGATTGGCTTACAATCCCAGCAGTATACGAAGCTGGGGAGACATACATGATATCGGAATACGTCCCATCTAGGAAAATAACCGACGCGGTTCCGAATGGGTTTCTTGCTAAACGCCTGTTCGAACTCTATGTGCGGATGATTCTTGACATCGGTCTGGTTCACGCAGATCCTCACGCTGGAAATATCGGAGTCCGGAGCGATGGCACATTTGTTCTGTATGATTTCGGTGCGGTAATTGACATCCGCGATATCAAGCCAAATATTTCGAGATGTATCAAGGCGATTGTGTTGGAAGATTCCGACGGAGTCATCAGGGCTTTGGAAGAACTAGATGTCATCAAGTCCGGAGCTTCCGCGGCCCGGCTGAAGCGTATTGTTCCAAAGCTCAAGAAGATCATGGAGTCTGACGACTTCAATGTTGAGCTTGGAAAGATACCTGAGTTTACCTCAAACGACAATCGCATTTTCGAGCTAACCACCAAATACGTGTATCTGATTCGTTCGCTGACGATCGTCGAAGGTATCGTTTCGTATCACGACCCTAAATTTTCTCTCAAGAAATACATCAAGAAGTTCGATGATTTGCTCGAGGTTGACATTCCGTTCACGAACGTTATCCAGGAAATCGCGGGAGACTTCATGGCGTCGCCATCGAGCCTGAAAAACTTGAACGAGCTTTTGTTCACAATGAAATCCGAGATGGATGATGGAATGGTAGAATCTAAGAAGTTTATGAAATTTGCCTTCATCACGATCGTGATCCTTGAAATTCTCAAAATGGTCTAAAGGTCTAAATGATCATTGTAACATAGTGTACATTAACGACGACGTCTGGCCATACGTGGTGCTATTGGGATTTTGGGCCTAGCCTGTGGTACAGGTTGATTGAGTCTCACCGACCTGGTACCCGCATTCGTAATAGCCCGACGAATAATATTTCTACCAAGGAGAAGTTTGTTTTTCCCGGAGACGGTCCCGAGACGTTGTAACATCCTAGTTTTATACTTCACTAAATCTGATCGAACATAGTAATGAACCCTGTTTCCCATTATGCTATTAAATCTCACGGAGTTCGGTTGAGGAGGAGTAAATTGGACGTCGCATACTTTACTGGTTATGTAAAAACTTCTCCGATCGGTATCCCACTTGAAAGGCATGAGAGGACATGGTCTGTCAACACGTTTTATATTACTTGTATTTTTATTGTTGGTATTTGATTTGGCAGCATCTTTGGTCTTCTTCATCCATCCCGAATAAATAAAACGGTTACCGTTACACGTAACTCCTGCGATTGAATGACTACCCACCTTTAACATACCCTTTTTCCCCATAACTTGGTCTCCTTTATTCACGTTACTCAGTGTAACAGTGTCTAATATGTATCTACTCTTTCCAAATCTTATCTCCTGTGGAAGCGTTCTATAACTCCCGCCGAACGAATAATACCCTGGTTTGGGTACTGTAGTTTTTTTCTTCCAATCATTGCTGTATCCTATATTGACGGAGATGATAGGCGGATTCGAGCCTACGATTTCTTGAACTTCTCTTCGAGATTTAACTTTGTATGAATACGATGTCTTTCCATTCTTGTTCATAGTGGTGGGCGTTCTAGAATGCTCGTTCGAGAGGAAGAGGCGAAAACTCCCGTCCGTAAATTTGATGGCATCCAGCGAAACAGATGTTATTCCGAAGAAATGCAACAACTTTCTGGCATACAATCTGGGGGTATACCCGGATTTCCACCCATCTTTGATCTCATACGTACCTCTGCTCGTGAGACGAACCGATCTATATTCGAAAATGATAGGGTCTGCTTTGTGCAACAAGTAGAGTATCTTCTCAGGTGTTGTAGTATTATAAAAACCCCCGTCACTTCCATCAGGACGTTTGTAGAGCCTGGCCATTTTATCAAATATACTAACAAGCTCTGTGGTATATTCGTTTTTTGGCATAGTGCTCGCCCACCGTTTTCTATACATTATAATAACGTCCCTCATGGCTTCTGAATAAAATACGCACATAAGCAACGCGTTAAACCAACATGTTCCAGAATATTGTGGTATGATTATTGTCTTATCACACGGCAATAGTTGTTGCGAAACGACACTCATTTATTATAAGTATATAAATTAAATAAATTACATAAATACGTCCAGACTATATGACCATTTGAAACCATGCGCGGTATTATAATTACGTCTTCCACGAGCACACGCCCTGATACTTGACCCGCCTTTATATAAATACCGCCCGGCTTCCTCACTCGACCCAAATGAATTTATAAAGATGCCGTCTAGATCATATTGATATACTCTCTTAGATGCATGATTCTTCTCGCCGGTTATTGCTTCGCTCATCTTTTGTTTGCTTTCCTCTGTGTGTGGTTTCCCATATCTATTACCTTTCTCACCAAGTTGTGATTCTCTGTTTTTTCGTTTGGTTTCATCGCTCGGCGTTTTCCCATAATTGTGATTTTTATCACCTTTCTTGGAGTCGCTCATTTTTTTTTTGCTTTCTTTTCTGTGCTTTTTTCCCCACATAGGATGATTATCACCAATATTTGCTTCTCTGCATTTTTGTTTGGCTTCCTCGCTGTGCGTTTTACCAAGATGCGCTTCTCTCTGTTTTTGTTTTGTTTCAACAGTGTGCGTTTTCCCTCTATTCCCGTCTCCAACCTTTTTTTTAGATTCCTCGCTCAACTTGCCACGACTACCACCGCCCTCGCGGAGATTATATCCTCCGGGTGACAGTGTTCCCATCTCTCGCACCAGGAGTTCTTCGTCAAAGTCTAAGTCTTCGTCAGGACATTCGTAATAATCTTTTTCAAAGTTATCCCAACCATACTTTTGTATGGCTCCATAAATTGCCACACAACGACTTCTTTCTTTTTCATGCTCTGCAAGTCTTTTATGTATAGGACGGATCGTTTGCCCGATGTAGATCTTTCCGTTTACTTTATTTTTGAGCATGTAAATATGCCCCATCTTATGTTTTTTATGAGTTATGTATTTTTAAGTTTATATAAGATTATAATTTGTCGATACAAGGGCATCTTCATATCGACACACTTATTAATTTAAATAAAATGTTTATAGTAATCATATCAATCACAATGATGGCAACTCTGCGCGCCCCCGTCATGATGGCTTCCAACAACAACTTCCAGAAGCGTATTCAGAAGGATTCCAAGAAGGTTTCCAAGGAGTTCGACAAAATCAACAAGGAGAGCGAGGTTCGCAGGAACGATCTTAGCAAGAACCTCAATTCCTGGATAGAGGAGCTAGACAAGCTGGCCAAGAAAGATGTCAAGAGGGTCCAGGAACTGTTCGAGGACAGTGACATCGAGGTCTCCGTAGATATTGACGAAGATGACTTTGACACCGTTGATGATGTTGTGGTCTTCAAGCGCAACGATGTATACTAAAATAAAATATTATGTATCATTATAACTCAATGGACGCCTTCTTCTTAACAAAATCATTGGAGCGCGAAACATACACGAACTCCATGCCCAAGCCTAGCTTGTTGTCCATGTTACAATTCATCATCTCTCTCACCATTTCCATATACGCAGCATCCCTCGCATGGTCTGCCGGTAGCTCCGACTCTGCGTTTTTCAGAATATTCATGACGGTGCTGGCATTTATGTTCAGTACATTATATATCATTGGTTATATAATCTTCAAGGGCTTTAAGGCAATGTAACTATGTAAAATCAAACATCTATACGACGGAACATTTGAGATACATGATCGTGTGTTTCAAATGTATCACTTATAAAATTTTACGCAAGTTGTTTAACATTCATGTCGCATTCCCTATCCTCCCAAACGCACTTGGGGCAATCCTCTTCCTTGAGTCCATAGAATGTCATGCTCGAGCAGGGGGCCTCTACATTCCAATCAAGTTCTTCCGTCGCGATCTTCAGGAACCTCTTCCAACTTTTTTTCCACTCGTCCGAGTGTGATGTTTCGCCGATGTATTTAAATC